TACGCTCCTGAAAACCCATCTGAGCGTTAGCGGCATCAATCTGTGCATCATTACGGCGTTCGCCGCCTAGAAAACCAATAGCGGAGGAAAAGCCACTAATGGCTTTCCCCACGCTTGAAATTGGCCCTAAAACACTATCCAAGAATCCCATGACGTTTAGCCTCAGAAATGATCAATGAGACCCGGAACCGAATAAAGAGGCATCGGACGCGTTGTGCGGTTCTCGAAAAACGAGTCAAAAATGAACTGTTTTCCGTTAGCAGCTGCACCAACGGCAACGACTCGCGAGACTGGGGGAGTGTCCTCAATAAAAGTCGAGTTAAGCGTCGGCAGCGTGGTGAATCGTTGTGCCAGATGCCACCCGTCAATAGTTCCCGCCGACGTAGAGCGGAAAAGACCCGTAACCTGTGAGGGGAGATAGCGATACTCCGCCCACCGCTCTTGGTAACCAAAAATCCCTGCATCATTCGCCGAACCATCACAGTAGATCTCCCGGTTATTAACAGCTTGCTCACCCAGAGCAGCAAAAGCGGGGAAATAAAAGTCGTAACGGGTGCTACGGCTCCACATCTTACGGAGGCCCTGCTGATAAGTCAGATCGGCACGTATAGATACAAGACCAATAATCATCCCGTGCTCAGTGAACGACTGAGTAAAAGAATGACCGTTAGCAATAGCAGTACCAATAGCGGAAAGGTTGCCCAAAGGCGTAGTGCCACCAGTAAGACCCGTGCCGGAAGTCTGAGCAATGGGCGAAACAACGAGCGGCGCAGAACCACCACCAAGATACTCAGGGCGCTGCAAACGAGCATCAGGAGAAACAACGCCAAAATGAGCACGGACAATCTCCGTGTAACGAGTACCTCCGCGTGCGTCACGCTCGAGCAACTTCTGAATCTGGAAGCTTTGGCGCAACTGGTTGATAGTAGCCGCAGTAGCAGCGGACAAATCAGCGTACATACCAGCCTGGGCAACAGTACCAGCACCCCACGTCAACTGGGTATTAACGTTAGTATCAATACGGTTAACAGTAGCAGCACCGGAACCGGCATTAAGCGACTTGACAGGCGCCGAAGTACCAAGCGGAAGAGTTACAGATGTGCCGCCCTTCTGTGGCCAAGGCAAGGCCGAAGTAAAGTAGTCATGACGCTTGCCGCGACGGCGAAGCGTGTAGTTGGCCACGGTATCCGGACCATCGCCTCGATCAACAGTAGCTGAGGTCTGGAGATTCTGATCACGGAACCAATCGTTCCAAATCAAGTTGTAAGCACGAAGGAAAAGGGCATTATGCGAGACAGTGTTACCAGCAGTTACCTGACCGGCAGTTGGCAGCCCCATATAGTCTTGCAGAGAATTAGGAGCGTAGCCACCGGCAGGAGATACCTGCTGAGGAATAGAAAAAGAAATGGAATCAGTAGGGTTATCCTGCTCACCCATAAACTTTTCCCAGTTATTCCAGACCAGACGGTTAGGAACAAAAAAGAAAAACGAATCAAGGAACATATTGTCCATGATCGGGAAAATAGGCGTAGCAAGACGCGCGAAGGCGGTCATCTTGCAATTGAAAGTGTCGCCAGGAAGGACTTCGTCCACATAGACAGGAACAAGAAAACCCGCGTCAAAAGTAGTCTTGTGCGTATGCTGCCGCACAAAAGAACTGCGGGGAATCTCGGCTTTCGGAACCATCGCAAATTGATGGACGTCCACCGACCTGTTTTTATGCATCATCATCGTATCTACTCCTATCTAGTTTGGACTGACGCGGGGGATGCGCTACGCGCATCCCCCTTGTCTCACATTAAACCTTCGGAACCAGCACGTCCTGGGCGCGCTGGAGCATTGTAGGGGGAGTTTCCAACACATACAAACCGTTAGAGTCGTCAAAAGTCCCAAGCAGGAACAAATCAAAATCCTCCGGGTGGGTATTCATCTGATTCTCACGATCTGGACGATTAACCTCATCAGTAAAAGACCGAACAGCCAGTCCCTTCGAGTTGGTATAAACAGGACGGCCAAAAGCTTGGGCAGCGCGGTCAAAAACCGAAACGATTGTATAGATCACGTTAGCTTCCTCTTAGAAATTGAATTACGGGAATTTGCGACTAACTCACGAACTGCTAGACGCTCAGGGGTCCGGTCAGACGCCGTAGCCTGAGCATGTAGATGGGAAGAATACTCGTACTGGTCGTAATCGAGCATCTTAGAAAAATACTTCTTGTAATACCTAGGAAGGGAACCTTGTTTGCCATTCGGCAAAACAACATAACCGCGGGGAAAAACATCGCGATGAAAAAGGCGTAGCCAATCAGACCCTATTCCAGGCTTGAGGCTCATGTGTGCAAACTCGGGCTGTCGTTGAGTCACGACGCCATCCTCGTCAATATGCTTGTAGTGTTCATCAGCTGCATCGCCAGTAACCTTCTTGGTTACATATCTTGCAACATAAGCAGCAGTTTCGAAAGTAACAGGGCCAATAGTAGAAAACCCAAAAGGCCACAGCTTATCGAGTGCCTTTGAACGAAAAAGCTTACCGCTAGTACCAGTCGTTGACCATGGCAGCTTATCCGCAAAATCAAATCCAAAAAGACAAGCATGAAAATGAGGCCGACCCAAACGATCGCCATACTCGCCACACATAAAAAACCTAACACGCCGCTTCGCATGCTTTCGCAGCCTTTTCATAAATAGCTGGAAATCGCGGTAATCCAGGGACGAGCCTTCCGGCATGTCCTTGTAGGTAAGAGTAATAAAGCAGTTCTCCTCGTGTAATTGCGCCTCATGGATACAGCGAACAGCCCATTGCCTGGACCGTTCAAGCCTACAACCGATACACCGGCCACAGGCCAGCTCAAGAGCATCACCGTCGACCCGGTTATTGTGAAAAACCACATCCCCGGCATCCGTTCGGTATGCCTTTAAAGGATGGTAGCAAGGCATTCATCAAAACCGAATACCACCACGCATCGGGCCCTTCATGTTGGCAGCTTTAGTCTGGCCAACGTTAGACCGGAAAGAACGAGCGGACTTATATTTCGAGACAGGCTTAACAAAAAGAAGGCGCAAAAAACCTCCTATGTCATTGAATGCAAAACAAAAACAAGAAAAAAAAAAGACACCTCATAAATTCGGTGTCACCTAGCCCATTTACATCAAGTATATACAATGGGCTAGGTTTCGCAACACCTTATTTCGCCGGTGTACCGGCATCATTCGACGGGGTCGAGGATTGCTCAGAAACACCGCTGGCCGCTTTCGCGGCCCCAGTTGGGGGGGTAGTAGCCCGGACGCTGTCCGGAATCGTCAGCCCGAGTTTACGCGCTTCCTCGAGGTTCTCAGGGTCAGAACAAAAATCAACAAAATTGTGCGGGTCGTTACCAAAACGCGAACGCACATTAGCCGGCAGCTGCATAAAGGCATCAGCAGCCTGGCGTACAGCATTCATCGCAGTCTGGAAATCAAACACGCCTTCAAAGTCTTGATAAGTCGGAACCCGGAAGTTAGCGGGGAGCTCACCAGTCTTAAGAAAACGATTAACAATCGTATTGATATCGGCCTCGTCAGCAAACGACTCAACAGCGAGAGAAGGATCTTTACAAGCAAGACCAGTCTCAAGCGAAACCTTGTCAGCATCATAGTTATAGCCGGAACGAAGAAAAACAGTTGCCATGAAATCACCTCACACGTAAGCGGGAAGCTTCACCCGCGGAATTAACAATACGCCCTAAATCTTGCAAATAAGGGGAAACGTTCTCTTTAAACCAAGTTGATTCAGCGTTGGCCAAATTCTTGGCCTTGGGTACTTCCAATGCAGCAAGTTTCGCAAGAATACCCTTCAATTCGGTCATTTGCCTCTGCGTTAACTTCTGCTCCATCAACAAATTAGTACTGGCGTTACTCTGCAACGTACGTGCGATAGTATTAATAACTTCTTCCGGCATCTGAACACGTAAACGCTCAAGTAAGTTTTTAGCCTGGGCATCTAAATGCAAAGCAGAAGACACACTAGTACGAGTGTCCTGCTCAATCTTAGGAATCATTGCGTTATTAACAGCTGTTTGCGACTGAACGTTAGAAGTTTCAGCATTAGTCTTCTCAATCTGTGCACGAGTAGCATCAATGGCAGCCTGTGCCTGAGAAGCAGCAAAGCTAGAGGATACCGAATTCTCAATCTGAGGCATTGCCCCCATAGGAGCAGAAGCGCCGCCTTGGGAATAAGCAAGCATAGGATTAAGACCTGCCGCTTCCATGTCCT